TTCATTTCGTCGGCAAATCGGTGATTATCTCCCTGATGTTCCCGACTACGAAAGAAGCTATCAATATACTTATTGGTGCGAAGTTAAGCTAATCGCAAAGCTGGAAGAAAATCCGGAAGTCCGACTTCCTTGACTAAAACCTTGACTAAAACCTTGACTAATTCTTGACTAATATAAACGAATTAAACTTTTTACCACCTAAAAATGTAATTAAGTCCCAAAAATGGTACTTAAAATATCATTTCCGAGATTTGAATTAAACTTAGGCAATTAAAAAAGCTCCTAGCTGGCAACTAGGAGCAAAGCACAAGGGAGCATGAAAACATGTAACCAATAAAAAACCACTAACCCACTAAGAGGATAAATCACAAAGTCGTATATATATTTTAAGGAGTAAAACGAATATAAAACCCTTGCGCCGTTCTACTCCTATTTTATCACGAAAGGAGGAAAAATAAACCATGGCAACCGTCGAGAGAATATCAAAAGAGACATACCGCATCACCAAGATGTATAAGGGAAAGCGATACCGAATGACCGTTGACCGCAAACCCTCGAAACAGGAAGCGGAGCGCCTTATCTGGAGCATGATAGAAAAGGAACCGAGTAACCCGATCTATAAGACCTTTGCACAAACTGTTGTTGATTACTGTGATAACAAATCATCTATACTCAGTCCCGGGACAATCAAAACATATTATGCTTATCTCAGAGTTATGCCGGAAACGTTCAAAAATGCCCCTATTTCGGGCATTACTAACGAGACTATACAAATATTGCTTAACGAGTATGCAAGCGCCCATAATGCCAAAACAACGCATAATTTAAAGGTTTTTATCGGATTGATAATTCATTCCGTTAATGAGGATTTCAAACTAAAGGTAAAGACTCCACCAATACAGAAATCCGACTTTTATGTTCCTGAAGATTCCGACATTAATGCTCTACTGGATGCCGAAAAAGGAAGTCCCCACGAAATAGCTGTGTGGCTCGCTGTCCTAGGTCTTAGGCGCTCAGAGATTTGCGCACTTGAAACATCCGATTTGTCGAAACACAACATTATTACGGTCAACAAATCTATGGTTAAGGATAAAGATAATAAATGGATCATCAAAGTTACCAAGACAATCGAGTCAACTCGTAAGATTCCGTGCCCCGAATATGTAGCCGAACTGATTAGAGCATTGCCGGAGGGAAAGATTTATAGGATGCATCCCGAAACTCTCAATAATCACATCAAGCGCTTGCAATCAAAGCTCGGAATAAATGTTTTCTCGCCTCATAAATTCCGCCATTACTTCGCATCAACAGCAAGGGAAGTCATGCCGGACGGATACGTCGAAAAGCTCGGCGGTTGGAAACCCGGCTCGGACATAATGAAAAAGGTTTACGATTACACCAAGAAGAAACAGGAAAAGGAAGCTGCGGAAGCATTGCTCAAGCGACTAGGTAAATTGTCTGGGTAAATCCTGGGTAAATCCTGGGTAAAAGTTGGGTAAAAATACTACTTTTTACCGTAATTTAATTACGTAATCGTGTAATAAAAAAGGCTTAAAACCCACGGAATTTCAACGTTTTCCACGGTTTTAAGCCATTCTTTATATATCCGCACGTTTAAATAACGTGTTTAACCATGATTATCAATTTCTCCTTATTTTATGCGGTTCTTTTTTAACCTTGGGTAATTTACTGGGTAAATTTTTAGTTAAGGGATTACCCTTGTTAGTCAACAGTTTAGTCAAGGACAGCAAAAAAAGCAATAAAAAAAGAGGAGCGCCGAAGCACTCCCCCTTAACTTTGGATTGATTGCAAAAACTTCGCTTTTGACTTTGGTTTGACTAAATAAGTCAAATCCTTGACTAATCCTTGACTAAATCCTTGACTAAAGCTTGACTAAGTTAATCAAAAAGTAGCAATAAATTGCCTACCGTCCTTGTCGCTGATGTACATTGCACCCTCAAGACCCGAGCCGACGGTATCATGGAAATAATACCAATAATCACCGATGTGTTGCCACCCTGTCAGCATCTTACCCTTATCGTCAAAATAGAATCTGTAGGTATTACCATCTTTGCACTTAATATTATTAAAGCCATGTGCATTGATTCCCTTACCAATGCGATAATACCAATTTACACCAGCCTTAATCCATCCGAGCTTATACTCTGTCGGAGTGCTTATAGGTTCTTTTGGCTGAGCATTTGCGCCATTTGTCAAAACAACTACCGTATGCCCCTTGGTTTTGGTTACAAGGATATCTCCTCGGAGTAGTTCTTCCGGTAGTTTGGCATTAACTAAATCAAAAGCATCCGTTGCAAGCAAAGCTTCTTTTTCATTGCCTGTGTAAAAATCAGCAACATTAACCCCTGCATAAAGCACACATACACGCACTAGCCTTGCACAATCGGTCTCGCATGGAGTACCGACTAATGAGCAATTAAATCCGACGGGTTTAGCTGTCTGATAAAGAGTCTGATTCTGCCCTTGATCGTATCCGATGTTGTTGTTAGCACACGCCCAAGTCATGTTTTGAGCAATAGCTTCACGAACTTGCGGTTCTTTTGCCCTCAGAACATTCCATCCTTTTTCGTGGAGATAATATTGCTGAGTGCTTACTTCCTTGCCATTTTGGTCTCCTGCCTGTCCACCACTAGCATGACCGTTTTCGTCTATCCTTGCTGAGCCTATGATTACCATGCTACCCCCTAATAGATTATAAATCTCATTGCTGTATTTCCGGCGTATCTCAATCTGTGATATTGCATCTTTTGGTTGCTCAAAGTGCAAGAGTACATAGTCGGATGCTGTGTTAATATCCGATGCCGTTTTAAGCACGTTTAAAGTCGATTTAAAGGCTTTTTCGAGTTCAAGGCATAAATATTCGCATTGAGCATTTAAGTCGCTAATAGAGACATTCTGAGCCTTGCAGTAATCATATAATCCACGCTTTCGGCTCTCGGTTGTCCATTGTGCAAGACCGTATCCGTAATGTTTGCCCATCGGACTCAAAAATTCCGCTTTGCTGATTGCTCCATTGTCGACCGACCTAGTGTATAGATCATCAGTAAAATTGACGCCCAACTCTGCATAACGTTTTATACAAAGTCGCTCTAACGTATTCGACCTTAGTCCGCTCTCTGCGTAAAGGTTTCCCATCAATCCTGCAATGCCGTAATCTGTTAATCCTTTACCCTTGAAATAACACCATACAAACTTGATATCATTTGTGAGTTTCATCCGAGCCACCTATTGACTTATGGTAATTATCGGAACTGATTCCGAGACAAACTCCGAGAAAAGCATCGAGAGCCGAAATCGTTCCTGTGATTTCCACACCATAAGGCAAACCCCATATCTTACTTAATGCAAAATAAAGCGTTCCGAGTGCAGGTAACAAAATCTGCGCTACCCATTTCAAAGCATCGTATGTATCATTACTTAATTTCATAATTTACACCTCATAAAAAACTATTATTTTCCATGCAATCTTGATATGCTCGTGCTACATTTTCCTCTGCAAATACCGCTTTTTTGTTCTTAAAATCGGGATGCGTCCGGCAGTAATTATCATAGTCCGTTATATCTTTAAGAATATCATTAAACATTTCCTTACTGTGTTTGATTTTCAGTAAAAGTTCGTCATTAAACCGTAGAATTCTCCGACGTGCCGCAAGTGCTTCCTTTAGCTGATTCTTTTCATCATTGGAGATTTGCATGTTGTCGATTTTCTTTTCCAGTTCGTCCATACGGTCTCGCACCTGTACAATCTCGGTTTTTAAATCGCTGATTCCGAGTAACCTTGCAATCCATTTAATCAGCATCGACCACGGATTTACCTTAATCGGACTAATTTCTATAAGAGAAAGCGCCAAGAAACAAATTATTGACAAATTCCCAAGATTTAAGTTATCAAATATTTCCTTTAAGTTCATTTCTTGACGCTTTTCCTCCCCTAAAAAAGATAAGTGTTGTAATATTTCATTTTAAATAGTTATCCTATGACAATGATTTTCTCAAATGAACTATACTTTTTGACGTTCAAAAGTTTAATTCATTTCTTGATGCTCTTCATTAAGATTTAGAATCTACTTTACATACGGAAAAACATGGAATTTGTTCTATCTTCCATTGAATTGTATCCTATAGAATTAAGGAATATATCTTCCCAATCTTTGTGATATGTAATATTTGATTCGGTTTTTAATACATACTTATAGCCCATATTATCAGTTGTTTTTGTGGATTTTTCAGATGTATTAATTTTCATAATCCTCACCCGTAATCAGCTTATATTCCTCTGCGGTTATCCATTTGCCGACAGCATCATGCACCATTGATTTTGTCCAACGGTGAGTATCGTACCATTCCTTTACTTTATTAAACTTCGGACTCATTTTCTAACGCCTCCTCTGTCGGAATGTCAATGTCTGACATCATCGCAATGTAATCCACATTCGCCGCATTTGTAAGAGCCTGCGACTTTGCTAACCATGCATCATGTTCGAGTTTTAATAATCTTTCTTCTTTTGTTACCATGATTATTTCCTCCCTTACGTTAAAATTGCAAGCGGCGTAACCGCGTTAGCACCGCGAGCTTGGTTGTTGCTCAAAGCACCGCCGTTGCCCGCGTTGCAAATGAAAACAATGTGGGCGGTACCCGCGGACGGAGTCCGAAGCCAGTAAGTCGTTGCCGCCGTAGCACCTTTGACATACATCAATTTATCGGCATTTGATGTTGCTATGTCTTTATAGTAATCAAACTGAACCTCGTCGTTTTCGCCGTCTGTTTCGTTTGATCCGTAAATCTCTTTACGTGAAGGTAAAAAGAAATAGCCGTTGTGGGTATACTTTGCGCCGTTTGCGGTATATGGTGATACCTCAAAAACGTTGTTTGTAATATTTGGGATTTCGCACAAACCAAGATACGATCTGAACTCATCCGAGAACCCGCCTAAAAATCCCTTTTTCGATGTGAAAGACGTATCCATCATATCGTAATCGGTTTTTTCCTCATATACTGAGTCCATGTATCCTGATCCGGTATCCGCGTTAAGCCATTGGAAAATATTACTCTGTGCCTCATTATTTGAGCCGTAAGATATACTCTGCGGGTGATTCCTGTCTGTTCCCCATGTGCCTAAATCTTTTGTGGCAACACCGGCACCTTCTGAAATGGTGTACTGTGCAAGAGTTGTTGTGGCTTTTGCATTTGCGTACACATTAACTTTTCTTGATGTTAACGCCGCGTCCGCATATCCGCTTATACAAAGCTTTGCACCAACCGGGATTTCTGCCGTTGCCGTAAAGTTGTAAGTTCCCGCCGCCCATGATGAATATGCCGGGGTTGTAAACTTGCAAGCAGTATTTGCCGGGATAGCCTCGGTTACTTTGTAAAAAGCCTCCGGTCTGTCGTACTGGAATGTCGCCGCTGTTGAACCACCGCCCGCGCTCAAAAGATAAAGCGCCTGGATCGTGATTGTTGGGCGTGTCGGATCGCCAGCAACTTTGTGCTGATTCTTTGCGCGCGTCACGAAATAAATATCTCCGTAAACGTCGTGCGTTTCTTTAAAAACAGAGCCGTTAGGGATTTTGTCGATATTCCCACTTCTGATCGCTGCGACAATGCTCTTTGCGTCGGTCACGTTGTAACCGCCCGAAATTGCCCACGTTGCATTGACAAGTTCTTTAAGCGATTCCGCAATGTCCGCGCCTGTTACATCCGTCATAAGCCTTTTTGTTAAACTCATTTATAAGCCCCCTTAATCTTTTGTTTCGCCAAACAATGCCTGACAAGTATATCCGTCCGAATCGACATACAACCCTAGTGCGTTAAAAGTATCTGCAAGCTGTGCATATCCCTCTGGTGTACCACTAAACGCATTTGCTTCTGAGATTGCCGCCGCCGCCGCTGAATTGCTTGCATTTGCTTCACTTGCCGCCGCATTGGTTGCACTTGCTGATGCACTGCTTGCAGATGCCGCCGCATTTGTAGCCACTGTCTGTGCTTCATTACGATATGCTTGTGCTTGTGATGCCGCAACTTTTGCTTGTCCGATATTTGCAACAGCCTGCTCAATTGCAGGGATATCAGACTCGGAATAAATCGCATTTTCATCAATCGGTGCATTTTCAACATCAATTATGAAATTGGCTGTTCCTATATCATTTCTATTTCCGTCTTGTATACGGATTTCAGTTAATACCTTACCTGCAACTGCAAGCATCTGTTGTGTAGTGGTAAACGATACAATGTTATTTGATATAGATGCATCATAAGTAAATACTGTTTTGTCGGGTTTACGGCCATTAACTATTGCAGTTTGTCCCGAACCAAATATAAATTGTGTAACCCCATTAAGTATCGTTAGAGATATGACTCTACCCACATCATATTGCGATACGTGTATAACAGTGGGTACGTTACTCGGTATCAGATTGATTGTCGCTGTTTGTGTTATCATTCTTCTTTACCTCATCATCAATCGGGATCGCTAAAACATAATCATCATCAACTTTTGACTTCTGCCAAACGCCCTGCCGATTGACTTTTATATATACGCCGCTTGCATAAATACACTCGCACTCATTGCCCTGCATGCTTATTCGTACATCAGCTCTCATATTTTTCTTTCACTCTCCTCTCATATTCCTCTAAAGATATCTGTTTACCTTTATCGTCAATCAGCATCGGATTTTTTTCACCTGATGCTTTGACGTTCGCTATCAGTTCTTCGGGAGTGACATTAATAGTTTCAACTCGTGAGGTCGGCATTGGTGGTTTGCTTTCTTCTTTCGGTGGTTCAGCTTTTTCCTGCAAGTATGGGATTAATTCGTTTGCGTATTCCGTTGCTTTTAGTTGGGTTATCTCTCCATTAACTGACTCAATAATTAACCCCATAATTGACGGGGTTAATTTATGTTCTGCCATAATCTGATTAACTGCATTAATTAATTCGCTTTTTGCTTGATCTATCGCTAAATCTATCATGCTTATTCACCTACTATTACGTTTTCGAACTGAGTCCAACCACACAACATACCGCAATGAAATGTTGCTCTACCACAAGCCATTTCGGTGCCTTCTTTTACCCATTCAACACCGCTTGACCTTTGAGTTTTCCACTGAATCCAGTTGACTATCTCTATATTCGAATTGTCCAAAACTCTATATGCGCCGCCACCATCTGGGTCAACCCACAAATGTCCCTGGATGTGCAAATCTTTAAATGCTTGTATTGACATTGCATCATAATGGTTGCCGCCGCTATTAATTGAAAAATTAAATGTTATTGCACCAATTTCAGTAAATCCCGATTTACTTCCATGAAATACTCCATTTTTAAGTTCAACCCAAGTGCCGCCGCTCTCTGAATAAAACGAACCTGTACAGCTAGCATTAACAATCGTTGCATTCGTGGTTTTAAATACACCCGTGTCCAAATTCCAATATGTGTTATCATTGTTTTTGTTTTTTATTGTTCCTGCGGTTATGTTTCCTGCGTTTAAATTTGTAATATTAACATCACTTCCGTTTAATGTTCCTGTATTAATATTACTTGCGTTGATGTTTGTGATGGTAGCTTTCGATGCATCAAGTGTTCCTGTGGTAATAAAATCCGCAACAATCGAACCATCTTGCGTGATAGCTGTTCTGTATTGTCCGTCATATCCAGTATTACTAAATCCTAAACCGCCTATATTCCATCGCCACACCTTAGTTGCACTTGCAAGATTTTTGTTATTTGCGATGGTCATTTCATACGGTTCGCCATCAGCATTAAAATGAGTCTGTATGACTCCGCCTTTCGCACCTGTGATTTGTGCCGTTGCGTTATTAATCGCTTTCTGCATTTCCGATTTAGCGGATTTGATGTTCTGCGTAACCTCGTTATCCATACCGCTTATCGTTGTCGCAAGCGATGAACTTACCGAACCAATAGTGATTTCGTTGTATCGCTCCATCAACACATCGTATACGGTTCGCACAACCTTTGCAGTAACAGCGATATCAAGTTTATCGAATAACACTGTTACAGTATCGCATAACTGCACTCTCTCAAGGTTTGCAATATCTTTGTATTCCTCAGTCTGCCATAATGCCACAAAGCTCACATCAATCGACACACTAGGCACTCCGATATTATTCCGATTGATATAACTTTGAGCCGCCGCAAGTAACTGCGCTCCCGTTGGTTCGTTCTCAAATTCAGAACTAAAATCAACTACCTTAGTACGATTAAACGGGTAATGACTCGCATATTCCGATTCTACAACATAACCGCTAATAGTTACTAAAGTATCTTCATTCCCTTGCCAATACGGACATATTCCAGTGTATGTGCTTTCGATTGATTCTTCCTGTTTGATGTCGGTTATGTTCTTTCCATAGCGCAATGTAACACCTTTGTTTTGCCCTCTTGCGCTGTGTAGCTTGACGGTATAGTTATCAAATTCATATTCGCCGCCATACACGTCAAGAATAGAGCCTTCTTCACCGCCGAGCCGATTCCTTACACTTGCAGGAATGTCCTGCGAATAATTCGCCACAGTTTGTATATCCGTCCAAAATGTAAACGGGTTATTCTCCGCCGACATTGTTGTTATCTTTGATATCGCTTCGGGGCAATTGACCGCTGTGAATGGTTTTAACGGTATCCATGATAATTGATAACTGATATGCTGTGCTTCAACCTCGACTTTCCCATCAAATGGTTTACTTATTTTGGATATTCGAAAAGCCTGTCCATCATCACCATCATGTGCTACCGCATAAATGATTTTAGACATCCCTATCAATGGGTACATTCGGCTTGCTATTGGTATAGTTGCAATCAGATAAAACTCTCCGTTGCGTTCCTCGGTGACGGTACAATCAATTAAATCATCAAGTCTGCCTAAACCGTTTGTATTAAATTGTGTGGTGTTTTCAGAGTATAAAATAGGTATCATACAGTCCACCATTTTGGAGTAATTTCCAACCTTGTTACACCGTTTAATGTTATGTTATTTTGTCCTGCTCTTAACGTAGGAAACTTGTTATCGGTAGTCCGTATATTTCCATTGCAATTTGTTGCGCCCTTATATGCGTCCATGATTTCGCAATCAATATCCGTGTATTCGTTCACACTCGTGATAGTCACTGTAATATCATTGACCGTAAAGCTACCCGTGCCATAAGCACGGATTAACGGCTTTGCATCGTAGTAAGTCGGATTAAATAGACTCCCGTTTGATGCCAAGACATTTACATTGTCCCCGGATTTTAAAAAACGTCTTGGGTCACAAATAAAAGCAATATTAAACTTTCCGACTCTGTGAAGTATTTGTGTTTCCGGCTCGATTGAGTCTTTATAATATGCTCTCCGATAATGATCTGCGTCATAATCATCCTCAAGTCGGAAATGTCCTCTCCGACTCAGCAAGTAAGATTTAAAAGCACTAAACTTATCCGCAAATTCCTGCACGATATAACACGGATATGTTATTTTAATATCTTTAAAGCGGCCTTTATCAATGGTCAGGTCTCCGTTCCGTCCGGGGATGCTGACCGAATCAACATCCCTTTCAGGAGCGTTATAAATCCCAACCCCGGAAATAAAAATTCCAAAGTCGCTAGTCGGTTTTCCGTCTATGGTTAGTAAGTGTCTCATCTCCAAGCCGCCCCTTTCCTAGCAACTTCACTATTGATACGTCTCGAAATAATCTCTGCAAGTTTTTCCTCAGATTGTCCGGGCGCTCCGTATACCGTTACATTAACACCACCGTAATTGGTAACGGACTCGCTGACAGCGCCACGAATGAGGCTCTGCAAAGAATTAACACCGATAATCGCCTCCGCACCGGCTTCACCAGCGCCCATTAAAGAGCCGCCGTTATAGCCGAAGATTGTAGGAGTGTCGAGAATCATACCATTTTTCATTGACTTCGCATTCCAATCAACTGATAGCTTTGGAACTTTTGGAGGCTTTAAACTAAACTCTCCGCTAATGCTGAATTTGGGTAATTTGATAATGCTGCGAATGGCGCTCCAAGCGGATTCTATGCTTGATCTAATGGTATTCATAACGCTTTCAACGGTTGACTTTGCTGTGTTAAATCCTGTTTCAATCTTACTTTTTACCTCGTCAATTACTCCTGTCACAGTACTCTTGACGTTATCAAAGTTTGACTTGATGGTGTTATAGATGTTTCCGACAATCTCGGTTACTGTTGACTTGACCGAATTAAATTTCTCTGTAACTGTGCTATAAATATTCGTTACAACCTCGGTAACGGTCGATTTTATCTCATTCCATTTTTCAGAAACCGCCTGTGCTACATTGGTAACTACCTCAGTAACCTTTTCTTTGATTTCCGCAAACTTTTCGGCAACAGTCTGCGCAAGCGAAATAGCCACCGTCTTGACCGTCTCCCAGTTAGCAATAAGCACCGCAACGATTGCAATAACCGCCGCAATAGCTAATGTTAATGGGCCGCCGAGCGCCGCAACTACTGCACCGATAGCACTACCGACGGAACTTAATATCCCGGCAATACCTCCAGCCGCTCCAATAAATCCACCGATGGCACTCACAACCGTACCGATAGCACTCACCACAGTACCGATAACACTTACTATTGTTCCGATAACGGCAACTATCGGGCCAACTACCGCAATGACCGCCCCGATGGTAACAATCAACTGCTTTTGTGAATCATCAAGCCCCGAAAATCCGTCTTTAACCTGTCTAATAAAGTTTGTGACGTTTTGGATTATCGGAACTAATTGTTCTTGCATGACAGCACCAAGCTCCGACCCTGCAAGTTTTAATTCGTTGAGTGTGGTTGTTAATTCGTCTGTCGGATCAAGTGTTGCATTGAATGTTTCCTCTACGCTTCCGAGTGAATCATTTAAGTCGGTTGTACCGGCTGTGAACATTTCCATCGAAAGTGTTCCGTTTTGGAATGATTCGTAAAGTTTCGGGCCTGCCTTTGAGCCAAAAATATCAATAGCAGATTCCGAGCTTGAAAGTGCCTCAGCAAACTTATCTTGCATCGAAACACCATCTTCGAGTGCTTCTTTTTGTACCTTAGAAAAACCTGTCATGACAACGCTTGCATCAATTCCGGCTTTGTCTAACTCACCGAGTAGCTTAGCCGAGTCGGAAGCATTGAGCCCCATTGATTGAAGTGCTGTTGCGTTTGATGTCATGCTCTGTGCAAGTGCATCAACACTAATGCCGGTGTCCTGTCCGACTTTATTAAGTGTGTCGAGCATTGCGCCAGCATCTTTTGCATCAAGTCCGAAAGCCGCCAGAGTTTGCGAAACTACATCAATCGAGTTATTAACATCAGTTCCGTTGATCTCTGCGAACTGAATAAACTGAGTCGATAATTTTTCAAGCTCTTCGCCCGTGACTCCAAAACGTGTATTAACCTCACCGACAGCGGTTCCGGCTGTTTCAAAGCTTGTCGGAATAGTTGTTGCAATGCTGTTAACAATGTCGGTCAAGCCTTCGAGTGCTTCACCTGATGCACCTGTTTTGGTGATAAGAATGTCAACAGCTCCATCAACCTCATTAAAAGCCGCAAGTGATGCCGCGCCGACAGCCACTATTGGAGCTGTCACATGAGTAGTCATGCCTTGGCCAAAACCTTTAATGTTTTCGCCGGTCTGCTTTATCTTGCTGCCGACTTCTTGCATCTTATCGCCGACAGCTTTGACCTGTTGAGCACCAACGGAACCAAATTCCTTGTATTCCGCTTCAAGCTTGTTTAGTGCATCCTCAGTTGCTATGATCTCACGAGTTAATGCTTCCTGTTGTTTCTTAGTCTTTTCCGAACCATCGGAATTTTTAAGCTGTTCGAGCGCCGCTTTTTCCTGTTCGAGTTTTTCTTTTGTATCTGCAATCGACTTGCTCAATAACTCCTGTTTTTGCTTGAGTAAGTCGGTGTTTCCCGGGTCAATCTTTAGGAGTTTGTTAACATCTTTTAATTGTGTCTGAGTCTCTTTTATTGACTTGTTAACACCTTTCAAAGAGTCTTGGAGCTTGGTTGTATTGCCGTTTAACTCGATTGTAATTCCTGCAATTCTGTTCGCCATTTTCCAACTCCTTTAAAAATTATCTATATCCTCGGCTGTTGCCAATTGTTCCCACTTGTAATTATCGTTATCAGCTTCGATAAACATGTCGAAAACCATTCCGACAGTGACATGTTCCAAATCTTCCATTGATAACCCAAGTCGGCAACATCTGAGCAAGAAAAGAGCCGCCGTTAGTTTCCTTTCCGACGGCTTACTGTGTTTTTTGGCTGTACTGTTGTTATATTGGATTTTTGCCAAAGCTGTACGATCTTCGGAGCGACCTCATTAAACGGGAATGACTCGAAACTATCAAGCCAGTCATTTATATCATCCGACATTTCCTCGTTATCATCGCCCTGTTTAGCCATGATGAAAGCTAAATTCTGCATGATTACCATCGCATCACCGGAAACATCCTCCGTTGTAAGCTTGTTAAAATCCTCAAACAAATCTCGATTAAATTGGTCACGATAGCGGCGGAGTGTTGACCCCGTCGCTTTGAACTTTATATCCCGACCGTCAATATTAATTATTTCCGTCATGGGATTTCCTTTCTTATGCCTCTACCGCACTGAACCAAGTAGCATAAGCCGCATCGCTTGAGATACAAGAATACTTAACTTTGTCATCAGCAAGTCTCGGAATAGCTACGATGTTAACCGTGTTGGTCTGGGGAGTGATTGAAGCTTCCTTTGTTGAGCCGCTAAGAGCCGGTCTTGATGCTGTAACTCTCAGAAGCCATACACGCTTACCAGTGTCGGTTGCACCAGCCAACTCAAACTGAAAACCAAGAGCAAATTCCTTTGGCTCATCTGTTGCTGACTCGGTAACGATCCCGCTTGTGCTGTCCTTGGTCTGTCCAAGAACGGTCTGCAAAAATGTATCTGCGCTTGCTGTATCTTCGAACTCGATTGAGCCGGAATAACCGTTATTTACATTTCCATGCCACCATGTTGTGTTATCAGCAAACTCATCAACTGCATCGCCCTGAGCATCGAGCGAGATTGACTTAGCGCCCGGAATTGCTACGGGTGTATCGTAAGTCAATGCACCTGTTCCGTCATCGGTTGAAATTGCATAATGAGCATTTTTGATGCCGTATCTGATTCTACCCATTGATTACTACCTCCATTTGATATAAAACCTCATACATCTTTTCATCCTTGATGTACTGTTCGGATTTTTCATAAAAAAAGCCATGCTCTTTTAGCACGGCTTCAAGTTCGTTTTCAATCGAAAACTCTTTATTGTC